TGCAATCTGAGTTTGTGGCCGATCAGTTGCGGCGTGCATTACCTGCTGGCGCTCGTGATGCAGTGCGCACCGTGGAGATCAGCGCGCAGTTTGCGCAAAGCGTGGTCACGACCGACCCGACGCAGCTCAACGTGGTAGCGCTCAGTGATGACCTGTTTGCAGCAGTGCAAGGCGCACCGGCGACGTTCAACCTGACCGCTGCACAAGGTGCCACGATCACGCTGCCCAATGGTGAGGTGGTTACCAAAGCGTTCCGTGGCATCGCCGTCGATCAGGCCGAGCGGTTCTCGCAGGTGGTGCGGCAGGGGCTGCTAACCGGCGAGCCGACGCCTGCCATTGCTAAGCGGTTGATCGGCAGCCTGCAGTTTGGCGAGGAAGCCAAAACCGTCAAGCAGCTCATTGCTGCAGGCGGGCAGGCAACAGCCGTAGCCGACAACCAGGTCATCGCCCTGGTGCGCACCAGCATCAACCAGGTAGCCAACACCGCCAGCCAGCAGGTCTACGAGGCGAACCAGGACATCACACCGCGTTATCGGTACGTCGCCACGCTTGACACCCGCACCAGCGCGATCTGTCGAGCGCTTGATGGCCGTGAGTTTGAATACGGCAAAGGACCGACGCCGCCGCAGCATTTCAACTGCCGCAGCACGACCGTGCCGGTCATTGACTACAAAGCCCTAGGGTTCACGCCGCCGCCAGCAGGCACCCGCGCCAGCGCTGACGGGCAGGTGCCGGTCAACGAGTCCTACGGCCAGTGGCTAGCCAAGCAGCCGCTGCCAGTCAAGGCAAAGGCGCTCGGCGCCAACAAGGTTGCTTATTTCGACAAGCTCTCGGCTAAGTACGGACCGAAGGACGCCATCGCCAAACTGGTCCGCGACGATGGGTCAGAGGTAACCTTGGATCAGTTGCGGGCTCGATACGGTGCCGTTAAAGAAAGGTAGCTCGCAGAAGACCATCTCAGCCAACATCAAGGCTGAGATGAAGGCCGGCAAGCCGCAAAAGCAAGCCGTCGCCATTGCCCTGTCCAAAGCCGGCAAAGCCCGTAAACCCAAAGGTAAAAAGTGATGAAACGCGGCGACCGTGTTAGCTGGAACTACCAAGGCACCCGCACCTTTGGCGTAATCACCAGCATTGGCGGTGAGCGGGCGACCATACCCACGCAGGGCGGTGGTAGCGTCACCCGCGTTGGCAGCATGGACGATCCCATCGTGCGGATCAAGTCTGAGTCAACCGGCAACGCGGTGATTAAAAAGCGGTCAGAGCTGAAGCCTGCGCCACGGCGATGATCACCTATCGCGGCGAGCAGTTCGAGGGTTACAACAAACCCAAGCGGACGCCAAACCACCCGACCAAATCGCATGCGGTGCTTGCCAAAGAAGGCGAGACTGTCAAGCTGATCCGGTTCGGGCAGCAAGGCGTCAGCGGCAGCCCACCGCGCAAAGGCGAGTCAGCAGCAGCGAAAGCCAGGCGGGCATCTTTCAAGGCAAGGCACGCAGGCGACATCGCTAAAGGCAAGCTCAGTGCTGCATTCTGGGCGGATAAGACGAAGTGGAGCTAGCCTCCTGCCGGTGAATCCAGTCTTTTAGTTCAGCGACGTACCACCGCAGGTCTTGCGCTTTGGCTGCATGCCAGCCGTTGCCGGTGCTGCGGTATAGGTGCTCATGGCGATCTACTGCATCAAGGCACTGCTTGATCAGCGGATTCCACGGCTCACGGGTTGGTGTGTCCCATTCACGCTTTGACACGATCACCACGCGCCATTACGATGGCAGCGTAATTAAGCCTGCGGCTTATCCATGTCTGACGAAACACAAACCCAGGAGCCTGCGGCTACCGGGGGTGACAATACCGAAGCGCTGCAACGCAGTGTGGAGGCGCTAGAGCGCAAAAATAAAGAATTGATTTCAGAGTTGCGTGCTGCCAAAAAGGCGCCAGCATTACCTGATGGCGTTGATGTCAACGAGCTGCTTGAGTTCAAGCGCAACTACGAGCAGCAGCAGCTTGAATCACAAGGCAAGTACCAAGAGGCACGGCAAGCGCTAGAGCAGCAGTTCCGTGAGGCGACGGCAGAAAAAGACCAGCGCATTGCTGCATTGGAGAGCCGCGTCCGAGAGCTGGAGCTGGTCACGCCAGCGGTAACGGCACTGGCTGACATCGTGCATGACCCTGATCTGGTGCTAAAAACCAAGCTGAGCGCTGATCAGATCGAGCGCGATGCAGACGGCACCGTTGTAGTTGTCGATGGCTACCAGCGCACACCCGTTAGCGAGTGGGCAAAGACCCTGCCGGCCTGGATGCAAAAGCAACCCAAGCCGCAGGGGAGTGGTGCACCATCAGCCGGTGCCAGCACTGGCGGCATCCCGGCTGGCATGGCTAATCCATTCAGCCGCGATACATTTAACCTGACAGAACAAGCGCGGTTGTTCCGTACAGACCGTGATTTGTATGATCGCATGAAGGCAGCAGCTAACCGTTAAGCTGCCTGCAACCGGCTGCGCTGGTGCTTTGGGCTGCGCCCACACCGTAAACCATTCCCCCGAGATGAATCATGGCGACTCTTCGCTCTGACATCATCATCCCAGAGGTTTTTACGCCTTACGTCATCGAGCAAACCACGCAGCGTGATGCCTTCCTGGCTAGCGGTGTGGTCCAGCCGATGGCTGAGCTGAATGCTACTGAGGGTGGTGACTTTATCAACGTCCCCTTCTGGAAAGCAAACCTTTCCGGTGACTTCGAGGTGCTGACTGACAGCAGCTCGCTGACCCCCGGCAAGATCACTGCTGACAAGCAAGTCGGTGTCATCCTGCACCGTGGCCGCGCCTTTGAGGCTCGTGACCTGGCAGCCTTGGCTGCTGGTGCCGATCCCATGGCCGCCATCGGCGCCAAGATCGCTGACTATGTTGCCAACCAGCGTCAAAAGGACCTGCTGTCCTGCCTGGCCGGTGTGTTCGGCGCCCTGGGCAACAACGCGACTGCTCCCTTTGTGGACCTGTCGATCGACGGCCTGACCGCTGACACCCCGACTGTCCTGAGCCCCCGTCACGTTGCCGAAGCCCGCAGCCTGCTGGGCGATCAAGGCGACAAGCTGACCGCCGTGTGCATGCACTCCAAGGTCTACTACGACCTGGTTGAGCGTCGTGCCATCGATTACGTCAGCACCGCTGAAGCTCGTGGCACCACCACCACCCAGTCGGGCGGTTCGATGGTTGCTGCTTACGGCGGCGAAGTGAACGTGCCGACCTACATGGGTCTGCGCGTGATCGTGTCTGACGATGTGCAGACCGACGGCAGCGGCTCTACCACTGAGTACGCCACCTATTTCTTCACCCAGGGTGCTGTCGCCTCCGGCGAGCAGCTCGCAATGCAGACCGAAACTGACCGTGACATCCTCGCCAAGAGCGATGCCATGTCGATTGACCTGCACTACTGCTACCACCCTGTTGGTGCCAAGTGGGGCGTCACCACGGTCAACCCGACCCGCGCTCAACTGGAGACCATCACAAACTGGTCGAAGGTGTACGAGACCAAGAACATTGGTATCGTCCGCGCCACCAACACCTCCAACTTCGATTGAGGTAACTAACCATGGCACAACCTTCCCAGTTTGAACTGTCCAACGAGCAGTACATCGTTGCTGACCACTACATCGCTTCCTCGGTGGCTGATGTCCAGTTCTTCACCGCTCCAGTGAAGTGCCAAGTGGTCAGCATCCGCGAGGTGCATGCCACCGCCGGCAACGATGCCTCGGCTGTCACTGGCACGATCCGTCGTTGCCAAGGCACCGAGGCTGCTACCGCTGGCGATGACCTGCTCGGCACCACCAAGATCGACTTCAAGGGCACTGCTCTGACTGAGCAGAAGTTTGATGCTGCCGATTCTGGTGAGCTGACCAGCACCACCGCCAACCTGACCCTGGAGGCTGGCGATCGCCTGTCTCTGGACGTGACCGGCACCACCACCACTCTGGCTGGTGTGATCATCAGCGTGCTGCTCAAGCGCGTCTGATGGGGCTGTTCGCTTTCCGGCGACTGCGTGAAAAGGAGGCTGCTGCTAACGCGGCGGCCTCTCTTTCTATGGCAGAGCCAACTCCTACACTGACCCCAGAGGTCCAGACCGATGGCAGTAGTAATCGACGCAACAGTGGGCGGCGCAAACGCCAACAGCTACCTGACGCTGGCGCAAGCGCAAGCGATCATTGATGGCTTTGTCGAGGACGCTGACGTTCAGCATTGGAACAGCGGCAACACTGATAGCCGCAACCGGGCGCTGTTTACTGCAACGCAACGGCTAGACCGCGAGCGGTTCCTTGGCGCACGGGCGACCGATACGCAAGCGCTGCAGTGGCCGCGCACAGGCGTGCGCAAGCCGGATACCTACATCAACACCTACGCGGTTGGGTTTCCGTTTCGCATCACGACGGACTACTTCACAGATACCGAGATCCCAACGCAGATCAAGTACGCGCAGGCCGTGCTGGCGGTGTTCCTGCATAACAACACAGACGCACTGGGGCTGAGCGGGCTTGAGGACTACAAAAACGTCAAGATCGGCAGCCTTGACGTGACGCCTAACCTTGGCTATGGCGCCGTTGGTGCAGATAAGGTGCCGCCGCTGATGGAGCGATACCTGATAGGGCTTAGAATCAGTGGACCAGGCAACGTTTCCATCCGCAGGAGCTGATCATGGGTTACGCCTACCCCGGCGCTGAGTTCATTGATGACACCTCAGCCCATACTGGTCGGTTTGGCAAGATCGTTGCCCTTGAGGATTCGGTGATTGCCAGCCTGACTGCAATGGACTACACCGGCAACACGCTGAGCGCCATTCCGTTTAATGCAAGCTGCGAAATGGAAGGCGTGTTTACCAGCATCACCCTAACCAGCGGCACTGTCGTTGCTTACAAGCTCTGATGGCACTGGCCTTATCGCTACAGAACGTTGCCAGCAAGATCATGGCAAAGCTGGGCGGTGAGGTCACGATCCGCCACATCACGCTGAGCAGCTATAACACCACAACTGGCGCTGTCACCGAGACCAATACAGACGTTGGGGTCCGTGGCGTGCTGGAAGATGTCAATATCCGCGAGGTGAACGAGCTGGTGCAGGCCGGCGATAAGCGGCTGATCGTGGCGGCAAAAGACCTGAACGGCACAGTGCCAACCACGGTTGACAAGGTGCTGATCAACAGCGTTGTGCATCAGATCATCCGCATCCAGACGATCGAGCAGGACAACACCGCGATTACCTACGAGATGATCCTAAGAGCATGAGAAACCTGCCTATCCGCGACATTGGCAACTACATGGGCGACCAGCTTGAGCAGTTGTTGCGTGTGACGGTGCTGGAGACTGATAGCAGGCTTAAGCAGCAAAGTCCGGTTGATACCGGCAGGTTCCGCGTTAGCTGGCAAATTGG